GCTTCAACGGGGACGGCAGCTCGACCTACACCGGCATGACTGGGCTGGCGACGGCGCTGGTTGGCAAGGTGAGCGCTGTAGCGGCCGCCTCTGGTCACAACACCTTCACGTCGATCGACTCGACGGATCTAGGGAACTTCGTGGGCGGCGTGCTGGGGACCGCGATCGAAACCGGGGCGGCGTGGTACGTGTCGCCCCAAGCATACGGTTCCACCTTTGCCCGCCTCGCCGCGGTCGGTGGTGGCCTGATCACCGCGCTGCGCCCGGATGGCACGATAGCCAGCGCAAATTACCTGGGATTTCCGGTTCGGTTCAGCTCCAAGCTTCCGGACGGGACGACGAGCCTGGCCGGCAAGCCGATGCTCTACTTTGGATGCCTCAAGCAGAGCTCGGTCCTCGTCGAACGTCGCGGATCGGTGGTGATCGACACCGCCGACGAGCGCGCGTTGGAGAACTATCAAATTCTGATCCGCGGCGTCGAGCGCATACACCTGATTAACCACTCGCTTGGCGATGCCAGCACGCGCAGCCCGATCGCGATGCTCGTTGGAACCTCGTAAGGAGGGGGACGGAAATGGACGAACAGGCGAAGAAGGATCTCGAGGAGTTCAAGCGCACAGGCACCATCGGCGACTGCGCACGCCAGGCGCATCGCGAGTGTGGGCTCAAGAACCCGCTACTTTGTAAGCGACATCACGCCGGCGAAATGCGCCGGCATGCGGCACTAAGCTGGCAGGGCCATTCGGACCTGGTCCAGTAAACGAAGCGCGCGTTGGTGAGATAGGCTCCATCGACGCAACAACCGGCGCGCGGTCTCTCCGTCTTGACCGCGCGCCGGCCCTCTTTCGGGAGATGACGTGATCGCCCAGAGGCCACTCGATCGGGAGCTCCGGGACGCTGACGCGGCCGCGCAGCAGCTCGCCGCGCTCGAGCGGGCCCATGACTGCGGCCTGATCGACGATAGGCGATTTCACCTCGAGCTCGCCGTGCTGTTGCGGCGCCGTCCGGTGGTGGTGACCAAAGCAAACCGATGGCGCTGATCACCCGCCCCCAGGAGTTCGAGCGCGAGCTCAAGGTCGCGACGGCTGGCATGTCGCCGGAGGCCATCAGCAAGCTGCTGGCCCAGACCGCGCACGAGGCGCTCGAGGAGGCGATCGCCAGCGGAGATGCATCGCCGGTTTACCGCCGGTTCGTCAACGGACGCGAGGGCGTTCCCGAAGAGGCCGTCGTCCCGCCGGGGCCCATCGTCTATCGGTTCGAGTACCAGACGCAGATCGCGACCTTTGCCCTCGCCTGGGCGCGCGACAACTCGCCGGTGGAAAGCGGCCGGTACCGGGATTCCTGGTTCATCCTGGTCGACGACGAGGTCATGGACCCGGAGGACGTGCCGCCCGCGGCCACCATGCTGATCACCAATGACGCGCCCTACCACAGAAAGATCGAACTCGGCCGCGGCGGCCACTTCAGCGTGCCGCCGGGGATCGTCGAGCGGCTGCAGCAGGCGATCATCGGCGAATTCGGCAACATCGTGCAGGCGACGGTGCGATACGACGTCGAGCTCGCCGGCGGCTACGTGCTGAAGGGCCGCGGCAAGACGAAGCGCCACCACGCCGGCGAGTCCCTGACCTATCCCGCGCTGGAGATCGCCCCACTCTGATGCCCACGGTGCTTACCGAGCTCCGAATCGACGCGAGCAACTATGCCGCCGGAGCGGAGACAAAAGCTGCCGCCGACCGGAAGATGGTGGAGAGCGGCGCGCAGGCTGGCGCCTCCATCGAGCAGACCCAGCGCCGTCTCCAGCCCACGCAGGCGGCATACGAAAGGCTCGCGCGATCGGTCGATCCCGCGATCAGGGGCCAGGCAGAATTCACGAAGGGCGCGTCCTTGCTGGACCGCGCGCTGGCGAGCGGCGTTACGACGGCGTCCGAGCATGACCGCCTCATGGGGCTGTTGCAGAACCGATGGCTGGCCGGCGCGCAGGCGGTGTCGATCAATACGCGGGAGGTGGTCAGCCTCGGCCGGGCGCTTGCGACGGGGAATTTCACCGAAGGCAGCACCGCCCTCGCGCGCATGGGCTTAAGCGCCGGGGGTTTGTCGGGGGCGATGCTCGCAGCGACCGCGGCTGGCGCCGGATTCATCGGTTTCATCGCCGCCGCCGCCATCCGCGCGGAGGAGGCCAACTCCGCTGCGCTCAAATTCGACACGACGATCCGCGGCATGGGGCTCGTCTTCGGTCAGACCGGCGCTGAGGTGCAGAAGTTTGCCGCCGATCTCGCGAGGTCGGGGCCCTTCTCCGAGGCCGACACTACCAAGGCCGCGGCGGCGCTCCTGAAGTTCCAAGGCGTCGCCGTCGGCGCCTTCCAGGAGATCCTGCCGCTCGCCAAGGACGTGGCGGCGGTGACGGGCGAGACGCTCCCGGCGGCGGCCGAGGAGCTCGCCAAGGCCTATACCGGCAACCTCGAGGCGATCTCCAAGCTCGACCAGGAGCTCCAGCTCCACCTCAGCCCGGCGCAGTTCGCCTACATCCGCCAGCTCGAGGAGCAGAACCGCACCACCGACGCGGCGCGGGTGCTATTCCAGGATCTCAAGGACCGCGTGAAGGGTCTCGCCGACGACGGCATGACGCCGGCGGCCAAGTCGACCAAGGGCGCGGGCGATGCGTGGCGCGATTTCCTCGACGCGCTCGGCGATGCCGGGGGCACGGCGGTCCTCACGGGCACGCTCGGCTTCTTCACGCGGCTGACCCAGAACGCCGCCGACTTCGTGGACCAGCTCAGGGGCGGCATCACCGCCATGGGCATCCTCGTCGATGAGGCCTCGAAAACGCCGGCGCAGCGGGCCGGCAGCATCATCGGGCAGAACATCCCACTGCCGCCGGCGCCGCCGCCGATCCCGCTGAGGAACGCGCCCGCGGGGCTGGCGGGCGGCCCACCCGGCTCCGGCGCCGGCACGCCCGGCGACATCGTCGCCTACGACAAGGCGGTGGCCGACCTGACCAAGAAGCTCGACGAGGAGACGACGGCCCTCGGCCGCACCGCCGCCGCCGCCGGCCAGGACGGCGCCGCGGCGCTCCGCGCGCGGCTTCAGGCCGAGGCCGGCAATCTCGCCACCGACGCGACCGTCAAGGCGCACATCGACGCCGCCGTCGCGATCCAGGCGCACATCGACGCGCTCAAGATGGCGACGGAGGAGCAGAAGAAGTATCAGGAGGCGCTCAAGGGTGCGCAGGGCACGAGCGATCAGCTCGGCCTCGACAACAACGGCCTCGCCGGGCTCGCCAGGGCGTCCGGAATCTCGCCGGCTGCCATGGCGACGCAGCGGCGGCTCAACGAGGCGTTCTCGGACACGCAGGGGGCGCGCGATGCCGCCGGCGGCGATTCCGGGAAGCTTGCCGAGGTCGACGCGCTCACGGCGGCGATCCAGCGGCAGCTTGAAGTCCGCGACCTGCTGAATCAGACGATCCGCTCGAATGACGAGGACAGCAAGCTACAGGGTACCTTGAGCCTCAAGCGCCTCGAGTTGTCGCTGATGGGGCAGGACGCAGGCCTGCGAGCGCAAGAGCTCGCCGACCTGAAGCTCCGGAACGATCTCATCGAAGAAGGCTACGAGATCGGCACCAAGGCCTTCGACGACGAGCTCGCCAAGCGCAAGCTGATCGCCGATCAGATCGCCGCCGCCACCGTGGCCATCAAGCAGCAGCAGGACCAGGAAAAGCAAAATGCCGAGACGATGAAGCAGCTCGGCGCGGAGATCGGCTCGGCTCTTGAGAAGTTCGCCACCGGGACCGGGAGCGCCCACACCCGCCTGAAGGAGCTGGAACAGACGCTGCTCAAGATGACCGAGCAGCAGCTGATCTTTAAACCCTTCGAGACCGGCTTCAGCAACCTTTTCTCGCCCGCGGACAAGCAGCAGCCGGTCGGCGGCCTGGCGGGGATGCTCAGCAAGGGCTTCGTGGGCCTTCTCTTCGGCTCGAGTGCGAGCGACACCGCGGCGGCCACTGCGAACGCGGGCGGCACGGGCGCCACCGGCGCCGGATCATCTTCCGGCGGGCTGTGGGGGCTCATGTTTGGATCGAGTGCACCCAATGTGTCGAGCGTCACGGGAAGCGGGAGCTCCAGCAGCGGCGGCCTGTGGGGCCTGCTCTTCGGGTCGGACTCGGCCTCCAGCACGCTCGCCAATGCCACGATCAACGTAGCGAGCGCGACTATCAACGCCGCGGGCGCAGGCTCGGCCGCGAGCGGAGCCTCCGGCGGTGGGGGGCTCCTCGGTGGCCTCGGAAGCTGGATCGGAAGTCTATTCGGGGGCGGTGATCTCGGCGCCGCCTCAAGCTTTTCCGATCCGATCTTCGGAGCTGCCATCACCGGCATAGCGAAGGGCGGCGTCTTCAGCTCAGGCCAGCTCACGAAATTCGCCGCCGGCGGCATCGTTCAGGACCCGACGTATTTCAACATCGGGCTCATGGGCGAGGCCGGCCCGGAGTCGATCATGCCGCTCACGCGCATGCCAGGCGGCAAGCTCGGGATCTCGGCAGCGGGTGCCGGCGGCGGCCACACTTTCAATATCAGCGTCGACGCGCGCGGCGCGAATGACCCGGAAGCGGTGCGGCGCATGGTCACCGCCGGCATCATGGAGGCCACGCCCCACATAGTCCGCGCGGCGAGTTCCAACGCGGTCGCGGCCAGCTTCGGGATAATGCGCCAGGGCGGCCGCGGTGCGCAGATCAGCGGCAAGCGATAGGGGGACGGGGGAATGAAACAGGAGGACCTCGTCGCGGTGCTACGCGAGATCGGTGCTCGGTTGGCGCTGCAGAACTGGTTGCTCGAGCAGCTCTGGGCGATGGGCCTCCGCAACGCGCCGGACCCGATCGCCGCAGTGGAGGCGACGGCCGCGCGAGCTGCCGAGGACATCGCGCTCGACCTGGTGGAGACGGGCAGCGGCGCTGACGTCCAGGCGCGCACCGCCGAGCTCGCGGCGGAGTTCTGGCAAGCGGTCAGGTCGAGGATCCAGATAGACCGCGCCGCGAACGGCGAGGCCGCGCCGTCAAGCGATTTGGTGCAGTGAGGCGCAGCCTATAGGGCCGGCGCCGCTGAGCCCTCGAATTCCGTGGTGGCAGCACCGACACGCGCGGCGGCCTTCACGCTGATCGCCTCGCCTTCCTCTTGAGCCGCACGCCCGCGCCGCCGCCATTTTCCTCCGTGAACTCGATCCCGGCGGACTCGAGGGCGCGCTGCAACTTCTCCCCCGTGCCGGGCCTGCCACCGATCGCCCCCTTGCCGAGCTCTAGACGCTTTACGGTGGGCAGGGAGACCCGGGATCGCCGGGCGAGCTCGGCTTGCGTGATGCCAAGCATGGCGCGCGCCCCCCGGAGCTGCTCGACTGTCAGGCTCATAGGCCGAATGATACCAGAAGGCTTGATCCGGCGCCACGTGCCGCTATGATGCTAACGGTATCAATCGGCGCCCGCGCCGATCGCGGGCAGCCCCCCAGGGCGGCGATCCAGGAGCACAGAACCATGACCGACACCATCGCGACGGCGAGCAGCGACCCTGAGATTCCAGCGCAATTTCTAGAACCGCTGCCGCCCCCGGACGATGCAGGCCTCGCCTCCGCTGAGCGTCGGCTCAAAGCATTGTCCGAATGGATCGAGCGGCCGGAACCATCCGACGCGCTTAGGGACCGGCTTTACGACCTCAGCGACACGCTCAAGGATTTCATCGCTGACGCGCCAGCGCTAACGGCCGCGGGCATCGCGGTCAAGCTGCGTGTGCTTGAAATGGTCGAGCACCCATGGACGACCACAAGGTGGGCCTCGGCGCTCGTCGCGACCTCGCTCGCCGGCCTCGAGCGGCGTCGCTGCGCTGGCGCCGAGGCGGATCCTTCGGCAGATGCCGCCCTCGAGGCGCTCGGCGAGCAGGCGGTCGCCCTCGAGAGCACTCGTGAGCCGGACGGATCGAGCCGGGAGGAAAGCGATCGGCGGACAGACGAGCGCGCTGACCGGATCACCGCGATCGAGCGCACCATCGCTGGCACCGCAGCGGCCACGGTCAAAGGCGTGCTGGTAAAAGCGAAGATCGCGGCCGCCGAGCACGACAACGACCA